CGGCGCCATCACCGCAACACCGCCATCATCTGCAGCCGATTCTCGGTGACGATCTGGCGCATCGTCCGTGCGTGCTCATCTACCATCGCGCGCATCGCCGCGACCGCCGCCTGAATACCGCCAGCTTCCGCGCGTCCCTCAGCTTCCGTCACGACGCGCTCACGGCCGTGGAGATCGACCGTCGTCCGCGCGCCGAAATCGACGTAACGTCCGCCCGTGCCAAGCGCATAGCCTGGGCGATTCTGATCTTCGTAGTTCTCAGATCCGCTACTGCGTCCAGAGTTGCTGTTGTCGTTACGTCCGTCGGTGCCACCGGGGCCGGGCGGCGCATTCATGCCACCGTCGCCGGCCGTCGGGTTGTCTGGATTGCCAGGATCGCGCCCGCCTGGGTCGTGCGGAGTGTTAGGGTAGCCAGTGCGCTCGTCTGGCGCCGTGTGCTTGTCGCCAGGGCCATCACCGAACCACGCCGCCACAGCCGTGGCGATCTTCCAGCCGATGTAAGCAGCAACCGCCGGACCAGCGATCGCGTTGAACGCCGCAGCAAACGCAGAGCCAGACGCAGCGCCAGGCGCGGCCATGTTCGGCGGGATCAGACTGACTTCCGTCCCGATACTCGACGTCATCGCCTGACCGCCAGCCTTGCCGGCCGTGCTGAACAGCCCTCGGAAGGCGCCAACAAACCCGCCTTCCGCGCCAGTGATCGAGGCGATAAGCCCCTTGATGAAGCGAGACTCGAACTCCTGCAGGATGTCCGACAACACCTGAGAGATGCCGTCCTTGACCTCACCCCAGATTTCGGCGGACACAGAACGCCAGTGCGACCAGTGACCGATCAGCGAGACGACGCTATCCGCCACTCGACCTTCCACCTGCGTGAGAATCGCCGACGCATCGTCACGGACACGGCCCCAACCTTCGTGGCTGGCCCTTTCCTTCTCGTCCATCGCCTTCTTGGCTGCGTCGGCGCTGGCCTTGTCCTTCGCGTCCATATCTTTCCAGAACGCGTCCATCTCAACTTTGGACGCATCGGTGTACTGCTTCTGTGCGGCGAGCCTATCGAGCCATGCCTGCTCGGCGAGCTTGACGTCAGTCGCCTGGTCGCGCTCCATCTGCGCGAACATCTCGGCGTTCTCACGCTCAGCAGTGGCCGTGTAGACCTTCTGGGCGGCTAGCGTGTCTTTCCACGCGTCCTCTTGCGACTTGACCGTATCGTCCTGGCTTTTCTTCAGCGCCGCCGCGCGTTCTGCCGCGTTCTTCTTTTCTGCCGCGAGTTGTTCCTTGCTTTTCGGGATAACAATGGCGACGCGCTCCGCCATCGCGCGGCCCATCGCCTTCTCTTCATTGATCACGTCGGCGGAGAGTGTCTTGGTCGACTCCGCCATGTCGCGGTTGTTCTGGAGTACCTGCGCGGTCGTGCCGGCGTAGTTCGCGGCCAGGCCCGCCATCGCGCCGCCGTGACCCTCGTCACCAGCTATGTCCGTAAATGCGGCGATGACGTCCGCGCTGTGAATGACGATCGAGTTCCAGAATGCGTCCCAGGTGTCCTGCGCGGCTTCAAGCCGTTCGATTGTCTTGTCGGACATCACCGTGGCGGACGCGCCGAGCTTGTCGTAGCCCTCGATCATGCCAGGCAGGAGCGCCAACGCGCCCTTGCCAAAGAGATCCTGCGCGGCGTTGGCGCGCAACATCGGATCCTCGACACTGCCCACGGCGTTCGTCACCGCGGTCCACGCATCTTCCGGGCGCATTCGCCGAATGTCGTCAAACTTCAGCCCGACGGCATTGAGCGCGGCCACCGTCGAGTCTCCGCCACCAGCAAGGTTGTCGTTGAGCTTGTTGGCCGCCTTCGTGAACGCTTCAACAGAGCCGCCAGACTGCTCAGCGGCGAACTTGTTTCGCTGGAACGCCTCGGTCGAATAGCCCAACGCGACGGAGTTGTCCTTGATGGCCGATGCCGCATCGAACACCTTGCCGGTAAAATTCACGATGGCGCTCACGCCAAATGACACACCCATCAGACCAGCCGCGCCCTTGAGTCCGGTCCAGATGCTATCGAGCGTGCTGTTCGCGGTGCTGGCCGCAGGAGCGATCTGACGCAACTCGTCGGCCGTGGCCTTCATGAGCGCCGGGACCGGCTGACCGTTCCTGGCGATCTGATCCATCGCCCGTTCCAGTGTCGATAGTTGCGTCGCGGCCTGAGAGGACGACAGGGTGGTGACGCCGACTTCCTTGATCGCGGCCGTGATGTTGTGCGCGTTCTGGATCAACTTGTCGCCACGGAGTGACGAGGCAAGCTTTTCCATGTTGGCCGTCGTCGTCAGGACTTCGACGGAGCCTTCCTTGAGCGCCTTTTTCAGCTCACTGACGTCCGCATAGACGCGAACGCCGAGCCCGACGGTATCGCCTGCCTGAGCCATCAGACGCCCAGCCCTTCGTCGTCAATAGCGTCCTGAATGGCTTCACGCATCCGGCGATCGTGCGATGGGTTCTCTAGACGCGCCGAGACGAACAGGAACGGCTTGGCGCTCATCTTGACCGTGCCGAACTCCAGCCACGATTCGACATGCTTCTTCGTGCTCAGATCGTTGGCGCGCACGACGTAGCCGGCCTTCTCAGTCATTTCTTCGACGCGGATCTGCGCGGCCGTGTGGCCAGTGCGCCGCCGCACTCGGTTGCGCGCTTCCTTAGCGATGTTGTCGGCCGTGACACGCGCGGCGGCTTTCAAGCGAGCTTCCACGGACGGACCAAGGCGATCGAGCGCGGCAATCAGCCCCGCACTATCGACCTCGATGCTCATCAGCGGCTCATTCACCAGAGGACTCCTGTACGCGTTCGTGCTCGAGTTCCACCACCACGCCAATCATCGGTAAGGTGTCGATATCTTTCTTGTCCGCAGACGCGTCGTACCTGGCCTTCGTCGCCGCGAACACCCGCATTTCCAAAATGTCATCTAGATACCCGGCTGGGGTGCGGTCCAGTTCCGCAATTGCCTCAGACGGGAGGCATCCAAACGCCTCGCAAATCCGACTTACTCGCCAGAGATCTGGGACGGGCCCGTCGCCGTCGAAGAATCGACTGACGGGCCTGAGTCGTTTTTTCGTGCGTCATCGGGCGATGCGAAGAGATCCGGCCGTGTGTGAGTCAGAATCTCTTTGACCAGCAGCGTGGCGGTCGCGAAATCCAGGTCAGCGATCGCTTCTGGCGATACCGCGCGCTCCACACTCCACGACACGATCCCGTTGGCCAACGTGAGCCGATCGCCGTCATCTGAGCGCGCGTCCACCACCGCCTGATCGTCCTTGCAGGCCCGCATGTCACGCCAGGTGCGCTCGACGGCGATCCATTCCTTACCGGTGAGCTTCCGAATGACGACCACTTCGCCACCGGGCAACGTGATCTCTTTGGTGGACAAACTCGCGAACATGGATCAACTCCTCGGGATACACGTGCGGCGGGCCGATGGTCTGGCCCGCCGTGGTCCTGTTCAGACGGTGGTCTCGACTACGCCCAGGCGCCCGCGCCGGCCTGCCGGAGCACGCCAGAGAAACGCGAGAGCTTGTCGGTGACGGCCATCACTTCGTAGCTCACGAGGATGCATTCCATCGTGAACACCTTCGAGTCACCGGGCGTGAACGTGAACGTCCGCGACGTGGTGGTGGTGCCATCCGTCGGCAGATCGTCGGGTGTCCCGAAGACGACGTGTGGGCCAGACGTCGCCGTGGTGTCGAAGAACCCGCCGATGGGGATATCCGGCACGCGCTGCTTGCCAATGGGCGAGTGCTTGTCGTAGGCGACGCCGAACGGGCTGACTTCTTCGGAAATCTGCTCGACCTTGATGCCGCCGATCGTCTGGACGTACGGCGTGATCGTGCGCGACGTGCCGCCCTGATCGTCGTCGAGCGTGATTGCTACTGACGAAGGCCCATATTTTCCCGCCAAAATATCTACCCAGCCTTTCGAAGAAGGGACGCGCCCTTCGAGAGATTGCAGCGCGCATGCGCGAGCTGCACGTTTGCATACGAATGAGCGCCGCCCTTAGATAGCGGAACAACGTGATCGATGTGCCACTTGTCTGACGCCTGCACTTCCAGCGAGCACAGCCCACACAGGCCCTTGTCTCGCTTGAACACAACCAGCGGATCGACGTGCTCAACAAAACCGCCGCGCTTTTTGCTACGCCGTACCAGCTCGGAGGCACGCTTGTTCATACGGACGCGCTCTGTGTGCTTCTCTCTGTAGCGCTGCCACTCGGCCTTCTTTGCCGCCGGATGCTCAGCGCGCCATTTCTCGCAGGCGGCCCGACTGCGCTCTTGAGCTAGGGATGGATGCGCGGCGCGCCATCGGCGTGCGTCCTTCGCCCAGATAGCTCGCGCTTTTGCAGGGTCTGTCTCAGCCAGCTTTGCTTTACGCGCACGACCGCGCGCGTTCTCGCACTGCTTGCAGGCCGAAGCAACACCATCTCGACTGTGCTTACTTGCGTGAAACTCGGCACGCGACTTCTTCGCGTCGCACCGTGAACAGGCCTTTAAGACGTCGGTCATCACAGTCGGGCCAACCCGACCCACGGAGTAATCGAGCCTGAGCCGGTCACGTCGCCATCGACGCACGTGTACCGGTCAATCACGCCAGAAACGGCCTGCCGCTCGGCGCCGATCGCCGACACCGTGGCGAACGTGATGAGATCCGCGTATGTCGAGTCATCCGCGGAGTCGCGGATCTTCAACACGACGCCGGAGAAGCCGGAGAACGCCTGCACCTGCAGGTACCCCACGGCGCCCGCACTCGAGTTCGCGCGGACGAACGTGCCGCCCGTGCCGGCGCCGGAACTGCCCGTCGCATTGACCGCGACCGAGAACGTGGTCGACGAAATGACGGTGACGGCCTGTTGGGAATTGATACTTGGGCCGGAGAGCGTGTTGCCGGACGTCAGAATCAGGTCGTTCGTCGCCAGCCCGTGCGGCACCGACGTGGTGACAACGCAGGGATTGGCCTTGGTCGCCGACGCGATCGGAATGACGCGCTGTGATGGATCGGCGGTGTAGTCCTGCTGGTTGCCGTCGGTTTTGGTGTTCCAGTCGGCCGTTTTCGCCGTGGCGTGCTGCAGAATCACACCCTTGTCGACCTGGCCGCTGACCTTGTACTCGACGTTCGCCTTGGTGAGCCCGTTCGTCTGGGACAGCACCTCATAGGCCATGATGAACTCGCCCTCGTGGCCGTAGAACGACTGCCCGATGACGTCGCCGGTAAAGCCGCAACACATCACGCGGCTCGTCGCCTGCGGTGTCGTGGCCAACCCAGACGCCAACAGCGCATGCGGCCCGCCCGACGTCGTGTCAAAGAACCCGCCCGACTGCGAGAGCATCAACCGCGACTTGCCGATCGGCGAATGCGCTTCCGCGGCATCACCCAAGCCGTCCACCTGTTCGGTGATCGACTCGATCTTGTGATTCAGGCCCTTAACGGCCTGCTTCGCGAGCATGTTGTAGCCGTCGACCTTGAACAGGACTTTCGCGGGGCCGAACTTGCCGGTGGTGGCCATTACTTCTTCCCCTTCGGCGCGAGTTCGACGTAGCCGTTCGCGATCATCGAGGCCAGGTGTTCAGGCGACACGAGGTCGCACCGCTCCCCAGACATCGCGATCAGATTCCCGTCCTTGTCGGTCACGCGCAGCGGTTGCCCTGGGCGTCGCGGATGTTCCGCGCGCACCACGTAGTCAGCGCCGGTCGGAGTCGTGTTCGCCACGCCACACCTCATCGGTAAACTCGTGTCCGCACACTTCGCAGACTGGATGCCGCTGGCCAAAGCCGGACGACGGGACACGCTTCGACGGACTCGCCCCACAGACGCACGTCGTCGGTTTCACCCGCGCCGGCTGTCCGTTCGATCCGAGGATCACTGGAGACTCGGGCGTCACGCCGCCTCCACGTAGAGCCGCGCATTCGCGGTCAGTTCCTTGACCTTCACGCCCGCAACGAGTTCGTCACCCACCGGATTCACGTCGTCCCAGAAGATCGCCCACGAGGAGAAGCCAGAGACCGCGGGCGGCGTGCGCAACAGTTCGATCACCTTGCTCATGACGACTTGCGCCGGCTTCATGCCGCGGTTCAATTCGTCCGACTTCGTGAACACGTAGACGCGCAGCGCAATCTCGGGCAACCGACCCGACGTCCCTGGATACGTCCCGAATCCGCCAAGTTGCTGGTTCTCAGACACCGTGAACACGACTTGCGGGAAGCTCGTGCCCTGCGGGACGTCGTCGTAAATCCCACCGGTCGCCAGCGCCGTCAGACCGGCGACGTTCAGGGCCGCATAAATGGCGGCCGAGACGGGCGAGAGCGCCAGATACGTCACGCCTGTACCTCGGTCACGGTCAGGTGAAGATCACGACGATCACCGGCGCGGTCCTGGTAGTTCTCGATCTGCACCGTGCGCGCGCCAAGAACCATGCGGTCCTTCACCGAGACGTCCGTCCGGAAGTCCGTCACAAGCACCGTCGACAGTTCCGACGTAACCATCTGCGCGCGCATGGATTCAGCGGCGTTCATCTGCACCGGTCCACACCAGGCCGTGCCGTACGTCGTCCACGCGAGCGTTGCGCCGCCCTGCCCGTCAGACGTGGCGGTGTTGCGCTGCAACGTCCAGAGATCACGTCGTCGCCCAATGACCGCCATCAGTAGGCCCGGAACGCGCCAAACAGGCGCTCCACACCAGGGACAGCGGTGACGATCGTCCCGTCGACCGCGGACTGACGCCCGGGGCCCACCAACAGGCCGATCAACGCGCCCATGCCGGTGCGAATGCTGGCCGGCACACTCGCGGCGGTCAGCCCGTAGCCCGCCACCACGCGCACCTTGATCGCCCGCGGCTGATACCGCACCGTCGGGTAGGTCAAACCGTAGCCGGGTATCACGTAGCCCGCGCGACGCTGCGCCGGAGGCAGGCTCGGCTTGACGAGTTCGTATGACGCGCTGGACCACACCTGTGTCGCGCCGTCGGCGTCGACATACGAGACGACAACCGACTGCACGGGCGCGATCGGCAGGCTGAGTCCTGCATACGCACTCGTGGGCGGCTGGTCGTAGAACAGATCCCACGTCTGCGTGATGAGCTTGAGATCCGTCTCCATCTCCGCTTGCTCTCGCGCCGCGGCGATGAGTCGATCGATCAGCGTGTCTTCCTCCGTCGTCGTGCGCCGGATGCACTCCTTCGCGTCGACCAACGACAACGGCTCAACCGTGGGCGGCGTCACGAGCTCCATCGCCACGGGCTCGATGGCCGTGCCGCTGGCCACCCAGGCGGTGCGATAGGGATACGAGACGGTGATGCTCATCGACGCCGCCGATACGTGGCCGTCGTGACGGCTGTGGCTGATTCATGCGCGGCGATCTGTTCACCGCGCGCAATCGTGGCCGCGGCATCCCGTGAGGGCGTTTGCGCGATCACGATGGGACCGACCGAGGGCGTGCCCGTGCAGGCGGCATGTTCAGCGCCGCACACGGGACACGCTCCGGGGCTCAGACGAAAGAGCATGGCGAGAACTAGACCGACTCGACCGCGTATTCGAGGTTGACGTCGATGTGCGTGCAGGTCGCAAGGTTGCCCTGGCTGGCCGACTGCGTGCAGATCGTCAGCGCCGTGTTGACGTCGAGCGCCATCTGTGAGGCGCCATCGGCGAGCACGACCGAGTTCGCGTGGCCGCGGCCGATGACCGCGCTGCGCGCCAGCGCCGAGACCGCCGTGACGACTGGCCGAACCGCCACGGCGCCCTGCGTGCCGATCAGATCGACAGACGTGGCTGTGGCCGCAGACGCGCCGATCGCGGTCAGCGTCCAGTTGATCAGCCGATACGTGTAGCCCGGCAGCGCCGGCAGAAGTTCGTACCCTGCGTTGACCTGCGCGAGCGTGACGCGCACGCGCTTGTTCTGAGGATTGACCGTGAGAGTGACTGCCATGTGCTGAGGCTCCTATCCAACGAGAATGTGAAGCGTGCCGCTTTTCGACGTGCCGCCAGAGGCGACGACCACCTTGATCCGTTCACCGGCCACATACGGCGGCTCCGCGACGGCATCCGTCGACGCGTAGACCAGCGCCGTGCCAGTGACGCCGTGCGTCGCTTGCCGCGGCACCTTGGTAAAGGCCGACGTACCGATGCTGGTCAGCGTGGCGATCGCCAGGCCGGTTTCTTCGCCCGTGACCGTGAGGCCCGCCCCGGTGTCCAGCGGCGTGGTCGCATGCGGCACGTACCGCATTTGCAGGACGCGCCCAGCGACCGGCTGCGCGGTGTACACCGTCGCAGCGCCGGAGCTGTTGACCGTCAGATCAATGACGTGGCGGATGGGATACATGACCCGTTACGCCAGCACCGGCGCCACGGTCTGACCCACCGTCCACAGCACGATCATTCGTGTGCGGCCTGCGGTCGTCGCCGGAGTGCCCACGGTGACCACGCCGATGACGCTGTACGCCGTCGGGCAGTAGCCGCCGATCATCGTCGTGGACTGCTGACCGAACCGGCCCGCGGTCGTGAGATATGCGCCGTTCTTGCCGCCCCAGTTGTTCGCGTTCGACGCCTGCAGGCGCTCGCCGAGAATCAGGTCCGTGGCCTTCAGGTCTGTGCTGGTGAACCAGCCGGTCGCCGCGTTCGCATCGCCGCACGTGAACGCAGCGGTGCCGCCCGTCCAGAGGACTTGCGGAATCACGATGATGTCCAGCAACGTCGCGCCGGCCGGAATCACCACCGTGCCGGTGTGCGTCAGGCTGGTGGCGTCTTCAGTGAACAGCACCGTCTTGCTGAAGATGGTGCCCGTGCCGGCATCGCCCGTCAGCACCGGTGAGGCCAAGGCTTGCGCGGTGGAACTGAACGTACCGGACGCCGCTGTGACCGTAGCGCCAGACGCGATTTCCAGCGTGCCGCCCGAGGCGATGACGAGCTTGTCGCCGCCGTTTGTTTTGTAAACCAGAGGTGCTTCGTTGGCCATGTCTCTCTCTTGTGTTCCGGCCCGGCCGGGCCGCCCGCGTCATGCGAGCGCACCCGACCAGCACAGGGGGATTTACGTGAGCGACGTGATCTTCGAGAACGCCGCCGGGCGGTACACGGCCAGCGCCAGCCGCTCTTCCGCGCGAATCGCGGTCAGGTTGCGGATGAAGAAGTCCGAGTGGCTGTTCGAGGCTTCGACGCGCACGCCGCCCTTGCGGAAGACCTGCGCGGCCGACGAGAACGCCCCGGTAAACCCGGTGTTCGCCACGATCGACGGGGTGACGACCACGGGCAGGCCCCAGAGGACCTGTGTCTGCGGGCCCGCGAACGGGCCGGGGCCGTAGTAGCGGCCGTCGCCGTCCTTCGACAGCTGCGTGGTCTGCCAGTTGGCCGGATTCATCACCGTGCCGGTCGGCATGACGAATGACGCGTTGAACACGGCCATCATCGCGGTGAAGATCGCCTCCGCGTTGGTCGTGCTGCCCGAACGGACCGTCGCGCTCGTCAGGCCGGAGCGGTTGAGCAAGCCCGTGAGGTGCGGCGCCGTGCCGCTGCCGTTCAGGAGCTCGTCTTCCTCGGTGATGTCCAGTCCGAGCCGGAGCCGCGCGTCGATGTAGCTGCGAATCTGGGCGACGTCCTCGAGCATTTCGTCGGTCACCGGCAGCCAGTGCGCGATCTTGGTGACGAGGTCGGTCACCTGGTCGAACACGAGCGTCGATTCCGGCTTGATCCCGCCTTCCGCCACCGCGGCCGCTGCGTTCGTGAAGGTCGTTTCCTTCATGTACGTGATCGAGTTGCTGTCCGTCGAACCCGAGGCCAGAAGATCCGCAATCACGAGCCGCTTGAACAGCAGCGGCGTGATGCCGGGACGGTAGTCGGTGACGATGAGGTCACCGCCTGACGTGTTCGACGTTTCGAGCGTGGTGGCGTTGAGCTCGATGGCGTCGCTCTTCCAGTTCGTCGCCTTGTTGGCCGCGAACTTCTGAATCGACTTGTACGCCTCCGCGTCGGTGAACTGCTGGCCCATGGACCGCAGTTCCTTGACCGTGCTCGTCGGCGCGGCGGTGTTCTGCACGGCCAGGTTCGCGGAGATCTTGGCGATCTCGTCGCGCATCCGGTCATCGCCCTTGGCGCCATCGATGCGCGCCTGAATGGCGGTCGCCTGATCGATCAAGGCCTGCACCGAGTCGCGCTCTTCCTTCGTGCGCTCGCGCGGGGCCGGCTCGTTCTTGTCGTTCTTGGCGTTCTGGGCGTCCAGTCCGGTCTTGGCGAACAGCGCGGACGCTTCCGCCTTCTTGGCTGCCAGGTCTCGTTCGAGCTGTGCGATATTCATGGGATCCTCTTAGGTAAGTGACAGGGTCAGCTCGAACAGCGCGCGTTCGAGGTCCAGATCCGACACACCAACCGGGTCGGTAGCCGGCGACGACGCGGGTGACTCTGTCGTCGATGGGGTGAGCGCGGCTCGTGCGGGTCCGCCGCCAGCAGCGTCGGTCGTGAGCACGCGCGAAATGGTTTCTTCAAGAGTGGCGATGCGATCGACCATGCCGAGCGACTTCGCCTCAGCGGAGCCGACCACACGGCCTTCGCCGTAGCCCGACTTCACGGCGTCGACCGAGATGCCGCGGCCCTTGGCCACGTCGGCGACGAACTGCCCGTAAGACTCGTCAACCATGGCCTGAATGCTGGCCAGCGCGTCGTCCGACAGCGGCTCGGAGTCATTGCCCTCGACCTTGTGCTTGCCGGCCGAGATGTAGGTCAGCTTCACGCCCTCGGCTTTTTGCTTCTCCGAGAGATCCTTGTGAATGGCGTACACGCCCACGCTGCCCACGCGCGCGGACGGTGCGGCGACGATCTCGGTACACGCGGCGGCGATCCAGTACGCCGCTGAGGCCATGGTGTACTGCGCCTGCGCGATGATCGGTTTCTTGGCGCGCGCCTTCATGAGTGCGCGCGCGAACTCAGTCGCACCAGCGACGTTGCCGCCGGGGCTGTCGATGTCGAGCACGATGGTCGACACGGCCGGATTGGCCATGGCTTCACGCAGCTGCGCGGTGAGCTTTTCGAACGACGTCCCGCCGGACATATCGGTCATCATCGAGGCCCGCGGGACGAGCACGCCGTACACCGGGATGGTCGCCACCGCGCCATCGCCGTTCGGCTGTGGCAGGTTCCGACGATTGACGAGCGCCGCTTCGATCTCGGTGTCGCTGGCGACATTACCGGCCAGGCGGTTCTCGAGGATCGAGACGATCGTGGCCAGCATGGGCTCGGTGAGCGCCCACGGGTGCTCCGTCGCGAAGTTCAGGACGTGCCGATAGGCGCGGCTAGACACGCGGAGCCTCCCGATTCCAGGCCGCGTCAATCGCTTCCTGCGAGGCCGATGTCGGTAGCGCCGCGATAGCGGTGTCGCCTGTGTTCGACCGGGCGTCAGACGGACCGCCCTGCTGCGCGGCCAACTTCGCCGCATCGCCGCCCATGGACGGCAGATTCAGGCGCGCGCGCGATTCGTCGGCGGTCATGATCGGACGGCCGGTGAGCGTGCGCAGTGAATTGGCCTGCTCTTCGAAGTCGCCCTTCAGCTTCTCCGCGATGTTGAACTCGACGTACACGTCGCGCTGGTCGACGCATTCGATGAGCAATTGACGCTCGATCTCCTGCTCGATCATCACAAGCCATGGACCAAGGCAGTCCTGGTACAGATGCTTGTGCTGTTCGCGGATGTTCGAGAACGTCGCGTGGTCGAGGATGCCAACCATCGGGAGCGGCACATGGAACGACCGCGCGCACTCTTCACGAGTGAGCTTGCGGGCGTCCATGAACTGCGATTCCTTCGCCGAGAACGACGTCGGCTTGAGCTGCATGCCGTCTTCGAGGACAGCCGTCTTACCGGACGCGGCCCCGCCGGCAAATTGCTTCTGCCACTGATCGACAAAAGCCGCGGCTTGCGTCGGATTCCACTTCGGCGCCGTCGCCGGTCGCTCGATCACGGCGTCCATGCGGCCCGCGTTGTTCCAGAACTGCTGACGGTACTCGCCCGCGGCGTTCTCTTCGGCCAGGATGCGACGCAGCGTTTCGAGCGGTGACAGGCCCATCAGCGGGTTACAGGGGTCGTACCCGCCGAAGTGGACGATCTCGGACGGCGCGAACGTCATCCGCTTGCCGTCTTCGCGCGTCCAGATGTACGCCGATGGCGTGAGTCCACCTTCGACCTGCATCTGTTCCGGAGGCAGCCGCACGAGCCCGAGCACGTCGCTGCGCACCTTCAACCAGTAGGCGTTGAAGTAGATGCCCAGGTCGTTCATCAAGCTCTCGACGAGCCGGTACCGCGTGGTGCCAGGGTTCGGGTGCGAGAGCCACCCCGCCAGTTCGTGGCCGGACAAGCGTTCCCGATCGGTGTCCGACGTGCGGCGGAAGACGTGAATCCCAAGTTGCGCGACGTTGCGCGCGAGAAATTCGATGACGGTGCGGACGTTCGGCTGCGTGCGGTAGATCGCCGCGTACGTCTGCATCGACGCGCCGTAGAGGTTCAGCGAACCACCGCCGGCTCCGTAGGACATCGTCCCGCCGTAGGTGGACGACAGCGCCCCGTAGCTGCTGACGATCGCCATCAGGGCAAGACCTGCATGAAGGCGACGTTGTGCCGGTCGACGACGATCTCGCCGTCCACAGGCGTAGGTGCCCCGCCGGCCTTGAGCATCGACACGCTGCGTAGGGTGATCCACCGGCCGTTGACCGCCCACACGACGCCCTGCATCGCCGAACTCTGGTCAGAGACCAGGTTGACGATCACCGGCTTCAGCAGACACGGCAGAGACCAGGGGAGTCGCACCGATGGTGACAGTGCGGCAAGCGCCAGAGTGGCGCTAGAGGGCGCGTGACAGTGTGACTACGTGTGCGTACTAAAGCTCACGAAACGACGATCCGAATCAGCTTCCCAACGCCGATCCGTTTCACCTTCAGCGCGCCCTTCGCGATCCACCGACGCACGGTGATTTCCGAAACACGCTCAAGCTTCGCGTATTCCTTGACCTTCAGTTCCTTGCGACGCGATTCGATCAGTTCAGTCATGCGGTCACCAAGATAGGGTCGTCGGCCACCTGTTCCACCGGACGACGCTTCCAGAGGTTGAGGGCAATCGCCATCGAAATCACCGGATCGATGCGCCCCTTGGACTTCTTCGGATCCTTCGTGAACATCAGATTGCCCTTGCCGTCGTTCTGCCCTACGGTGTTCGACACGGACCATGACGTCACCGGGCAGCCGCGGGCGTCGACATGCGCGGCCAAGATCTCGGCTTGCAGTTCCAGGCACCCGCTCGACATGCCCGAGTAGGTCTGCGGCACTTCGAGGACGTCGGTCTCACAGAACCCGTCCTGCTGCACCAGGCTCTTGATCGGCGTCGAGGAGTGCCACGGGTCGAAGCCAATCTTCGCGATCTCGTACTTCGAACGCGCCTCAACGATGGCGTCTCGCACGACGTCGTGATCGATCGACGTGCCGGACACGGCCGTCAGCCAGCCTTGCTGTTCCCAGACGCGGTACGGCGCGCGGTCCCGGTGCGCGCGGTCGTCGAGCGTGTCGCCCGGCGTCCAGATCTTCTGAATCACGCGCCAATGCGTTCGGCCCGGTGCTGGTGGAAACAGGAACGACAACGCGCAGAGGTCGATCTTGGACGCCAGATCGACGCCGACGTAGCAGAGCTCGCCCGTCATATCGTCGATCGCCCAGGTCGATTGCCCGCGGCGCCAGCCCTCGACAGAGAGACAGGGCGCGAATGTGTTGACCCAGAGATTGAGCCGCTTTTGCTTGAACTCCGCCGCGGCACTCGGCATCTGCTGCGCCTTGGCCGCGAGCTTGCGCATGTCCTCTGGGTTGACCGAGATCCCCCAGTGCGGATTCGCCTTAATCCACGTCGCTTCAGACCACGGGTCGTCGCCGGCATCGGCGTGGGCGATGAACGCGAAGAACGACAGCGTCGAGGCGTCGTCTTCGAGCACACCGTCGAGAATCTTGCACGCGTA